CATGAAAAAGTTTACTGAAATAAGAGAAGCAAGGCGGTCTGCACAAGACCGTCTTTCCGCTCGTGCGTCGAAACATGGTCTTGGGTCTCAAAAGAAACTAGACAGGATCAAGAAATCGGCTGACTTTTTCAGTAAACCACCACCATCCTTCTCCAAGGCTGAACTGAAGAAGATGGGTTACGCAGTAGAATCTACTGACGCCCAGTTTGATGCGTGGTATAATAAGTCACGAGAACTTGATAAGATGCAAAGAGTCTCGGCGGATAAACTTAAAAAGTTTCCTAGGGGTTCTACAGGGTTGACTCCTGATTCGGTAAAGAAAGATCCTAAGTTTAAAAAAGCAAAGGCGGAGTCTGAAAAGATTTTCAGTGCGGTCAGACAACATAACAGTCGCGCATCAAAAGACTGGTTGCGAATGGCCCGAGATCGTCGACGACAGGACAAAGTAAAATAAGGAATAAATATGAGTAAGACTAAGAAACCACGCAACAAAAAGATGTCTCAAGAGAAACGAGAAAGGTTGCAGTCTACTAGTTCTGAAAATAATAAGTTTAACATGACGGGGTCGCAAGGCCCCAGTCTTAAATTAAATAATACAAACCGCGCTCCGTCTAAGGTATTTCGAGGCGCATCCAGAGGAAGTTAAAGTGAAAGATTTTTTTGAATTAAGAGAAACTAAGGTCACTGCTGAGCTTGAGTCTGTCGAAGAGTCGGTACAGCTTGATCTAACAGAGGCAGCAGTATCACGGTCCGACTTTGAGAAGTTAAAGAAGGGAATGCGAATTGAGATTGAATTCGGTTCTTCTATTAGTTCTAGTCAGAAGCGAGTTTTCACTGTAAAGAGTACATCTCGTAGTGCAAAGTACAATGTCGACAAGGTTAATATGACCATTGATGGTAAAGGTAAGTATCACCTATACAGTCGTAATGGTAAGGACGCGACTCTTGCGCTAGGTAATATGGCTGCAAGTATCAAATCATACAAGATTCTAGGTACTAATGAGTCGACCGAACTTGACGAAGCAGTAAACATGGGACCGTGGAATCGCGGTGCTATCAATAAAGCAATGGCTAAGGCAGGCATCAAAGGTCCACAAGGCAAGGCATTCATCGCAGCATTGCGTGTGTCCGGAACTGTTAAAGAAGATGTTGAGGATGTAGAACTTGATGAAGCCGCAGATTTTGAAAAGATATCTAATGAACTCTTGAAACATAAGAAAAAGGGTATTGAGTTCGAGAAGGCCGCTGCATTCGCACGTGTTATGTTTATGAATTCCTCTTTAAGTGTACAGGATAAGGCATTCATGGGTTTGACTAAGTTGCTCAAGGATATGGACGACTTGGTAAAGAAGACCACTATTACTAAAATCCTAAAAGATAACGGATTCAGAGTGAAAGGTGGTAAACTCATGCGTGAAGGGTTAGAGGAATCAGTAGAATCGCTTGATGAAAATTACCGAACTCTTGCAACTAAAGGCATGGGCGCAGAGACAAAGAACTCAATCAACGTTGGAAGAGGTGTTGATTTCTACGAACCTAAGAATGGCGATAAGAGAATGGGCAAGATCACTAAGATGACCAAATCTGGTTATGTGGTCAAGGACGAAAAAGACGGTAAGTCTTATACATTCTCTTTCCACGATAGCTCCAAGGCAAAAGCATTACTTGCAAAACATGGCAAGGGTAAGTACAACGAGTCAGTCAAGACCGAAGACAAAGGTCAGTTCATCTACGCCGCGAAACAGGCGAAGGCGAAAGGTGACTCTACGTTTGTATTCGCGGGTAAGACCTACAACTGTGAAGAGGTTCTGGAGAATGAAACCGTTTAATACATTCCTTGAAGACACTATTGACGCCTGCTGCGAATCATGTGCGGGCGAGACTCTTGTCGTCGAGGAATCGGAGTATCAGGGCAAGAAGGTTAAACTGAACAATCCGTTCCGTACACCCGATGGTCCAAAGAAGTTTTCTGTGTATGTCAATAATGATAAAGGTAATGTAGTCAAGGTGAACTTTGGTGATCCTAACATGGAAATCAAGAGAGACGATCCAAATCGTCGTAAAAGTTTCAGGGCAAGACACAACTGTGACGACCCTGGCCCGAAGTGGAAGGCACGTTACTGGTCATGTTACCAGTGGCGATCAGGTGCCAAGGTAGATAATTGATTTCGTATAAATAGAAACATTAACTCGTAAGTCAGAACAAGGATCCACTAGATCATATAGATGACTTATATCATTTAACACATACTAATGGAACAATCGAAATGAGCGATAACTCCAAAGACTTGTATGAGCATGTGCAACGTGAAGAACAACGCCTCGCTAGAATTGAGGATAAAATCGACAAACTTTCCGATGCAATGATTAACTTAGCTCGTGCAGAGGAGAAGTTGATCAATATAGAGAAAGGAAACGCACAACACTTCGAACGTATGAACCGTTTCTCTCAGAGAATGGACGACATCGAAGATAGTGTAAACGAACAAGGTAAGACCGTGAAGGTGATGCAGTATATCATTACTCTAACCGCAACAGTCTTTGCCGGTGTGATCGTCAAAATATTTTTTGACGCCTAATTAACGGAGACTATTATGTCAGATATCACTAAAATTATGGAGGCGTATTTGGGAATGGTCTCCGAGCGTAAGCAAAAAGAAGAGACTGAATGTCCTAAGTGCAAGGGCGAAGGATGCGACCATTGCGATGGTAAAGGCGTCCACGAGAAGAAACTTGATCCAGTAGACGATAAGGCAAATGATAAAAAGTTCGCTGATCGTAAGGACAAGGACATCGACAATGATGGCGATGTAGATTCTTCTGACGAATACCTACACAAGCGTCGTAAGGCAACTGACGATGCAATCGATGGTGGTAAGAAACCAGCGAAGGAAGAGGTTGAGAAGGACGAAGAAGAGTCTGAAGAAGAACCAAAGAAGAAGAAGTCCCCAGTTCCACCTAAGAAAGACGACGGCGAAGAAGAGTCCGAAGAACCAGCACCAGAGAGTGATGACGATGAGGAAGAAGAAAAGCCAGAACCAGAAGGTGGTGACAGCAAGTTGAAAAAGAACCCAAAGACCGCTGACAAGAAGGCAGAGATCTCTAAGATCGAGACCAAGGAAGCGTTTGAAGAGTTCTGGTCTGCATTGATCGAAGCGACACAAAAGGCTGCGAAGGGAGAGACCCCAGAAGATTCTACTACTCCAGACACCAAACGTGCTCAAGAAATTCACAAAGGTAAGTCTGATAAGAAGATTGAAGATATGGAAGACGATAGTCATGAAACTGTGTCTAAAGCGGGTAAATCTACCAAGAAGGCTTCAGAGCCTAAGTAGTGTATTATGAACTCGCTATGGGAGTTACTCATTAAGTTAGTGGGTCTGAGAAAGACCCACGAAACCTGTGTTGAAAAACTTCCCATACACAAAATGAGGAAAGATCGACTCATTGAGATAGCAATTAAGGAAGGCGTTGACAGGGAGTGTTCCCTTAAACGCCTAACAAAAGACGAACTCGCTGAGAAGATTTACCAGAAACGAAGCGCTTAATGTCAAGTCTGAGATTCTACGTATTGACTAGTAGTGATATCGATACGCTTATTCGTCAATTCGACACCCTATCTAAAGACCAAACCACGGTCGTTATTAACACCCAAGACTCTGAATACGAGTATGAGGTGATAGGATACTGCGAAAGGAACAAGATCGAGTGGTTCGCCACCGACTCCGACGGCACACCCGCAACGGGTAAGAACGCAGTCCTCAAAATATTCCTAGAGAGCAAACACGATTACATGGTCCACGTGGACGGTGATGATCTCATTACGCCTTATGGAAAGAACTTCTACCGCGCAGTCGTCGATACAGACGCACCCGACGTGATCTGTCTCTACAACCAGATATCTTTCTCCCGATGGGATGAGGGTCTGTTGAAGATTCTAAATGCGAGACCGGACTCTCGTTCCGAAGACTTCATCTACTTCCCCAAGAAATATGTCCCCAAGTGGAGATATGAGTCCGCGAAGAAGCCGGGTAGTAACAATGGGGTGGAGAGTAAGATCAGATACTACGAGAGACACCATCCACATATTGATGCTGACAAACGTCACTATTGGGCGGTCTGCGCAGAGGAACTGACGGACTGGTGTCACCGATACAACGACAGAGGAAACTCTCTGAACCGAATGGTATTCTTCTCGCGCAAGGCGGCAGAGATGATGGACTACGATCCCGCGATTGTCGTGGGTGAGGATCAGGTCCAATACTACAAACTGAAGAAACTGGCATTCGACGGTGAGTTGGACATGCGAGTACATAACGAGAGACCTAGATACACATACCTCTACATGCAAGATATGCAGAGTACAACACGCAACGATGAGGTCGATTATGATTGGAGAGAGTTGTTACTAGAACAACTAAATAAGATCAAACCGGACATGTACCCCGAAAAATACCAACTACCAGAGTTGATACCACCATACTATGAAGTTAAATAGCAAGAACATCGTAATATACGCTGCAAAGAATTATTACAATCCTTCATGTATTGATGGAGATGAGTTCTTTGATGATATAAAACGTTTTAAATACGTCAAGAGACTGGTCAATCGATACTACCAGAACAACGATCTTGCAGAACGTCTCATCTTAAATCACCTCATTGTGATCTTTAATGTGTTCGGTCACGAGGCCGGAGTTGAAATTCTTGCACACAAAATACCACTTGAACAGTGGTCTGCCTTAAAACCTTTCCTTATTTTTCTTCGAGCCATACACAATACTGATCTTACGGGAATTGAAATGGATAAATACGTAGTAGAAAAGTTAAGAGGTGTCCGATGGGAATCCTAAAATCTGCCGCTGATTTGGTATACACAATTCGTTTCTTAAAATTACTCGTTACTCCGTTCGAGGAAACACCTGCGTTTAAAGCAGGGATCATCGATAAAGAAGGTAAAAAAAGGAAGGATTTTAATACTGACAAAATAGATGATCGTGAGAACTATCGTGATCATTACACGGCATTCCACCGTCTGGTTTATAATCTGAAGAAGATCATGGCTAAAGCGCCAGGCGGTCAATCTGTTGTTGCACGTTATGGTGCCGCTCTTGCACTCATTAAAGAACACGGAGAATTGTCTAACAAACAGGTCGAGAAGATCCACACAGAGACGGGCATCGACATAATGGACTTCCTATTGGAGTCTCAGTCCAAGTGGTATCTCGTAGAGAATGGTAACCTAGGCCCAGGTGTGTATCGTATGCAAAACGACACACTCACCGATAAAGCAGAAGATATAGTCCGTAAGGACGATCAGATCCGAGTGACTGATCACAACCACATTGATGACATCTTGGGTATCGCCATTTACGAAGGTGTTCATATTAAGACAGGACGCAGAGTTCTGTTCTCCGCAAACGAGGTCCACAAGTGAGAACCCTAGAGGATCTACAACTCGACTTCATCTTGGAGTCGATGAACAATCCGTATAAGGCTACCCTGAATAAAACAGGGAAGACCGAATACCGATCCGACTTTACCACCGACAGTGGTGATAAGGTCAGTGTCTACTTTGAAGGTGACGAACACATTGATGACTATGATGAGACGGACTGGGAGATCTCATTCGTTCGCAATGGAAGTCAGGCGTTAACTGGAGAAGGTGACGCTATGCGCATTTTCGCAACTGTTATAAAACTTCTCAGAGAATTTATCAAGAAAGAAAAACCCGTTTACTTCAACCTGTCTGCCGCAAAGGATGACAGGAACAACACCAACAAGTTGCAAAGTCGTGAGAAACTCTATGCGCGACTGATCAAACGATACATCACTGGATACAACATCCAACCAGAAAGATCTAGAAGTGGTACGACCTTCTACTTCTCTGCCAAAGAAATTCAGATGGAGATGACCACAACATCTGGTGTTGCGGGTACCGGAGACGACACAGATACTGTGATTGTCCGTCGCCGTAAGAAGAAAACTCCTGTCCAGATTGCCCGTCGATTCGTTCCTAAAAAATAATCAAAATAATCCTTGTCACCGAACCAATTTTGATATATAATTCTACTCGTTAATTTTAGGAATTGTATCAAATGAAGTGTGAAGATTATGGTGACTATAAAGTCGTCATCCTTGAAAACCCCGACGACAACCCCGATGAAACACTTCGATCTTTAGATGCAAATACTCTAATCTTTGTATCCATGTGCGGATACACGGGCGATGACATCCCACCAAACAGATTCCTAGTAAAGAATTTCGAAAACTCATTTGAGAATCATCTCATGTGGGAGGGACTTCTTGACGTTGAAGAACAGGAAGAATACATGGCAAAATGCTGTCGCAAGTTCTGGGATACCGGAAAACAGATGGTGATTGAGAACTACTCTTTTCAACAAGATGAACCGTTCTACGACTATAGTAAGTAGTTGACAGACCACTTCGATTTTGTTATAATGACAAATCTAGCAAAAAATATTAATATGGGATAAAAATGACAATAGATGTTAAATATGATCGTGATCGTCTGTTGAAAGATTATGCTGTGGGTATGTTGAAAGACTTCTATATGATGGAAGATGAGACCTCTCCACAAGACGCTTACATGAGAGCATCAAATGCATGGGCGGTCTTTCAAGGTGAGTTAGACGAAAAACTAGCAGAAAGGTTGTACGAGTATGTGAGTAAAAAGTGGTTCATGTTCGCATCTCCTGTACTATCTAATGCTCCAAAAAACGGTGAGACCAAAGGCAAAGGTCTGCCTATCTCATGTTTTCTTACCTATGTTCCAGACACACTCGAAGGATTGATTGAACACTCATCCGAACTAAGATGGTTGTCTGTCATGGGTGGTGGTGTCGGAGGACACTGGGGTAATGTTCGGACGGTCTCAGACATAGCGCCTGGCCCTATTCCTTTTATGCATACGGTCGATGCGGACATGATTGCATACCGTCAGGGGAAGACGCGTAAAGGGTCTTACGCGGCTTATCTGGATGTGTCACACCCAGACATTATTGAGTTCATAAACATTCGAATTCCTACGGGAGACGTACAACGTAAAGCGTTGAACATCCACAATGCGATCAACATCTCCGATGAGTTCATGGCGGCAGTCATCAACAACACTGACTTCGATCTACGTGATCCGAAGGATGGTGCGGTCAAGGACACAGTCAATGCCCGAAAACTATGGGAACGCATTCTTGAGATTCGTTTCCGTACAGGTGAACCTTACCTGAATTTTATCGACACTGCGAATCGTGGTCTACCGATGGCTCTCAAGGAGAAGGGACTACGCATTCATGGTTCGAACTTATGTAATGAAATTCACTTACCGACAAGCGAAGACCGCACTGCCGTCTGTTGTTTGTCTTCTTTAAACTTAGAGTACTATGATGAATGGAAAGACACTAATATCGTGCGTGATATTGTTCGTATGTTGGATAACGTTCTCCAATATTTCATCGATCACGCGCCCGATAGTATTTCCCGCGCTCGTTATTCGGCAGAGAGAGAAAGAAGTATTGGATTGGGAGCGATGGGATTCCACTCACTCCTACAAAAACACTCTGTTGCTTGGGAATCTGACAAGGCTAGAGAGATCAATGAGGTGGTGTTCCAACACATCTCAGACGACGCTATCGCTGAAACAAAACTACTGGCAAAAGAACGCGGTGAATATATCGACGGTGAACATACCGGAAGAAGAAACTCACACCTTTTAGCGATTGCGCCTAATGCATCATCGGGCGTAATACTATCAACATCCCCATCTATTGAACCCCTCAAGGCATGTGCGTACACGCATCGTACACGTGCGGGATCCTTCCTTGTGAAGAATGCGCACCTAGAGAAACTCCTAGAGGATAAGGGTCATAACAACGAATCTACATGGTCTAGTATCATTACTAAAAAAGGGTCGGTGCAACACCTACCATTCCTTAACGAAGGAGAGAAGGCGGTATATAAGACCGCTCAGGAACTAGACCAGAATTGGGTAATAACACATGCCGCTGATCGACAAAAATATATCTGTCAGGGTCAGTCGGTTAATTTGTTCTTCCCATCCGGTGCGCCGAAAAGATATGTCAACAAGGTGCACTTCAACGCGTGGAGACAAGGACTAAAAGGTCTTTATTATCTACGTACCGAAGCCAAGTCAAGGGCAGAGACGGTTTCGGACAAAGTCGAACGGGTAGCACTCGAAGACGATAACCGCACCATCATCTACGGCAAGAGTAACTGTCCGTGGTGTAAGTTGGCGACAGAAGAGTTGTCACTGCGCGGTATGCCGTTTGACTATATCGATTTGGAAGAGATCGGTAAAACCGCTGCAGAAGTAACTGGGCGAAAGGTCAAAACTGTCCCACAGATTTACATCGAAGGTCGATATGTGGGTGGATATGAAGACCTAATGAGTCACTTGGAAAGTGATTACAACGAGACCGAATCAGGCGATGAATGTCGTGCCTGTGAAGGTTAATATAATTTAACAATAACATTAATAGGACTTATATGTCATCTTTACTAAAATTTTCAGAAACATATAAACCGTTCCACTATCCGTGGGCGGTCGATTTAGCAAAGAAACATGAAGAAATCCACTGGATTGAGGACGAAGCAGAACTATCAGAAGACGTACAGGATTGGAAGACCAAACTGTCCGCCGCAGAGAAAGAGTTCATCACACACGTCCTACGACTCTTCACGCAGTCAGACGTTCAGGTAGGAGAGAACTACCACGAACTACTGATTCCAAAATTTAAAAACAACGAAGTCCGCAACATGCTATCATCATTTGCGGCACGAGAGGCAGTGCACCAACGTGCGTATGCCTTACTGAATGATACCCTTGGTCTACCAGACGAAGACTTCCACAAGTTTCTTGATTATAAAGAAATGGCGGACAAGATCGATTTCATGAAAGAGGGAAATACCCAATCGCATATGGGTCTTGCACTTGCGTTGGCACAGTCAGTGTTCAACGAAGGTATGTCGGTATTCGCGTCGTTTGTCATGTTACTTAACTTCCAGAGATTCGGTAAGATGAAGGGTATGGCAACTATCGTAGAATGGTCCATCCGTGATGAGACTATCCACGTACAAGGTAACGCAAAGTTGTTCCGCACGTTCTGCGAGGAACACCCCCGCGCAGTTAACGATGAACTTAAATCCAAGATATATAAGATGTCGCGAAACGCTGTCAAATTAGAAGACAAATTTATTGACCTTGCGTTTGATGGTAATGATGTACAGGGACTAACCAAACAAGAAGTCCGCGACTACATTAGACACATTGCAGATAGACGATTGCTTCAGTTGGGACTGAAGCCTAAATTTAATCAAAAAGACAATCCTCTACCGTGGTTAGACTGGGTACTAAACGGTGCATCACACGACAACTTCTTTGAGAAACGTGTTACCGAATACTCAGTTGCTGGAATGGACGGCGACGACTTCGGTTGGGAGGAATTGGAAACTGAGGTTGCATGATGGAACATGAGTACACAATTGAATGTCCGATATGTGATATGACCACGGTTATTCGTGTACAGTACGCAAGTCTGTACGAAGACGAAGTTCCGTGTTATTGTCCCATGTGTGGTGCAGATGCTGAGGCGGAAGAATCGGATTAATAGTGATATGAATTTAAAACAAGTTATACAGTCGGTTCCAGATTGGCCTGAAGAAGGGATCAACTTCGTAGACGTAACCAGTCTCCTACAGAACCCGCAGGCGTTCCAACAGAGTGTTCGTACCCTTGTAAACTATATGGAAGACAAGGGTTATACGGACATCGTCGCACCAGATGCGCGTGGGTTCTTGTGGGGAGCGCCTATTGCACTTTACCTTGGAATACCACTACACATTGTGCGCAAACCTAACAAGTTACCCCCACCCGTGAAGTCTCGTGAATACAAATGCGAGTATGCGTCACGAACACTTGAAATCAAAACAACTGCGCCACTTAATAAGAACAGTCAAGTGTGTATCATTGATGATGTGAGTGCGACAGGTGGGACCGCACTTGCTATCACAGAGTTGTTACAGTCATTCGATGTCTCTAGAATATCTTATGGGTGTGTCATCGACCTAGAGTTTCTAGGAGGCACGGAAAAACTCCGTGGTCAACAAATCAAAACCTATAGCGTGGTTACATATGATAAGTAAGATGTCCGACATCATCCTCATTGCCTTAGAATTAGAGGCTCCAAAAATGTCCCAGTGGGACAATGTCTTTTTTACCGGAGTCGGTAAAGTCAATGCAACGATGACTGCTGCAAAATTAATAGAACGACACAAACCGAATGTGGTTTGGAATTTCGGAACCGCAGGTGGTATCACCGTAGATGGTGGTATCCACGAAGTGACACAATTCGTACAACGAGACATGTCTTGCGCTGGATTGGGTTACAGTCTGGGACAGACTCCGTTCGAAGATGGGGTTGTTCTTGGAGAAGGTGACGGACTCACTTGCAGTACAGGTGATGATTTCGTTGCAGACCCGAACCTTGATATCCCAGCAGATCTAGTCGAGATGGAGGCCTATGCAATTGCCAAAGTCTGTCAGGATGCAGGTGTCGAGTTCCGATGTTACAAGTACGTCAGTGATAAGGCGGACGATGGTGCAGCGGAGGAATGGAGTAAAAGTGTCGCCAATGGTGAACCACATTTCATAGAGGTTTACAGCAACTCTATATAGTTGCATGACATGGTTGTATGAAGACAAGATATTCGAACCCGAAGAGACCTTCCTAGAAGACTACCAAGGGTTCGTCTACCAAATCACCGAACTGGACACTGGTATGAAATATATCGGTAAGAAGTTCTTTTGGAAACCCAAGACACTTCCTGTCACCAAGACCCGCAAACGCCGTGTCAAGACGCGCGTCCAATCTGACTGGTCCAAGTACTACGGATCAAGTCAAGATCTAAAAGAGGCAGTCGCGCAACGCGGTGCCGAGAACTACAAACGAGAAATCCTCAAACTCTGCCGAACCAAAGGCGAGTGTTCCTACTACGAAGCGAAACTCCAGTTCGAGTACGATGTACTCCTGAGAGACGATTACTACAACGCGTTCATCGGTTGTAAAATCCACGCCAAACATCTCCCCCAATAAATGTGACAAATTACCACAAATAACTCTTGCGTCTTTTCGAAACATGTACTATAATGGTTACATAAAGTTGAGATAGAGAGAGAAAGACATGGCACGAATTATTTACCAAGATTCATTTGACCGCGAAGAGATGGAATCATCAGACATTGGTTTCAACCAAGCGCTTAGAATTATCAAAGGTTTCATGGGTACTGAAGATACTCTTGATGCTCTCCAAGGTTTTGAGAAGCGTTACGAGAAAGCAGAACGTGATGCCTACGAGTCTGACGACTACGGTTTTGATCATGAGTGGAAATACGAGATCTACTCTTACAACCTTCTGGTCGAAGGTTTCGGTAAATTGTTTGCGCCTAAGGAGGCATAATATGAGTTTGGTTAACAACATTAACGCAGTAGTAGGTGATCTCTATAACGAGTTGATGTGCCTCTGTGAGGTGCGTGGGGAGTTGTCTCCCGAAGACAACGCACGTGTCGAGGATCGTATCCTCACGCTTCAATTTCAAATCGAGAAACTGGAGAAATCTAGTTTGTGACTAATTACCTAAAATAAGTCACGTTTAAGTGTTGACATATGTTTCCAAAAGAAGTATAATGGTTACATAAATTAATGAGAAGAGAGATTTGATTATGACTACTAACTATATTGCAATGCGTTCTAACCCAGACCTAGTTGAATTCCGTAACTATGTGTTGTCCTTTTATGCCTATGACGGTTTGTACCCTGTAGAGGGTTTGTCAGTGTCTATCGTTGAACGTGCAATCATGAAGTATCTCGAAATCTGTTCTAGTACTACGCGGCACGAAACTTGGGGTCATGGTGACTCTCTTGATCGTGAACGTGTTCGTGACATTATCATCGATACGTCTTCTCAAAAATTGAAAGTAAAGGAGTCAGTGTAATGAGTTTCAATACTAACCGTGCCAACGCAGTTACTTACATCACCGATCCTTCAGCGTCATTCCTGAAGGTTCCCGTTCGTGTCATCAACAACCTGAATGTTCCGGTTCATAAGATATCGGAGAACTCTTTCTTCAACGATGACTTCTTCTGGTTAGAAATAGAAAATGATTCTATGGTGTATTATGATGCCCTTGATGCGAAGTGTTTGATGGACCCCATCACGTACACTCAGACTCTTACTGAGTTGGCGCACTTTCGACTCTACCCTAGATTCTCACCTAAGTCGGAGTTTGCGGCATGAGACCCGAAATGGAATTGTTGGAAAGTATGCTCCAGAATCACGATTGGACCTATCACTTCAGTGATGACCATCGTGCATACATTAAGGGGAGAGATGAGTCTCAAAAGATTCGTGTTATGATGGGTCGTCTCAAGAAGATGGGACTCGAAGATGAGTCGGTAAAACTCTACCACAAATACCGCCCAGATTATTTGTAATTATTTTTAAAATAAGTGTTGACATGTTGCAAAAACATGTGATACAATGGCTACTCAATTGAATAAGGAATCTATATTATGTCTATGAACAATGTACTGCAAATCGAAACTTCCGCAACTGTTGGTCGATGCCCTTGGGGTATTGGTACCGAAGTCTCTAATGATCTAACTCCCATACAGATGATGCAGAAAGCTGGTGTCGACTGGACGGTCGAGAAAGTTCCAACCTATGCTGCTAAAGAGGGTGTTGATCTGATACCTACAGGTATGGAGGCGCTGGTGCGTTCTTCTGATAATGCAGTTCTCACTCAGGTGGGTGGTGCATGGTCACCCTGTCAGAACGAGGAAGCATTCACTTTCTTCAATGACTACTGTTCTGCGGGTGACATGGAGATGAACTCTGCGGGTTCACTCAAAGACGGTAAGATCGTATACGCAATGGCTCGCATCAAAGAGTCGTTCGACATCCTGAAGGGTGATCAAGTCGATTCATACCTTCTGTTCTCTAACCCACATGAGTACGGTAAGTCTATCGACATTCGATTCACTCCAGTTCGTGTGACTTGCATGAACACTCTGTCCCTCGCTCTGAAGGGTTCTGCAACTAACGGTATCAAAGTGAATCACCGACGTGCGTTTGACCCACAGATGGTCAAAGAACACCTAGGTCTCGCTCACGAGAAGTTCGACCAGTACAAAGAGATGGCACAGTTGTTGTCCAATCGACAGTTCACTGCTGACACTCTGATTCAGTACTACAACTCTCTGTTCCCATCACAGTCACCTGCTGATGAAGTACGTGGTTACAAAGATCTCGCACCAAACGCTAAGAAGGCATTCGAGTTGTTGGAGACTCAACCTGGCGCTGAGTTCGGTCGTGGTTCATGGTGGCAGGCATTCAACTCTGTGACTTACCTCACTGACCACCAGTTGGGTCGTACTGCGGACGGTCGAATGACTTCTGCATGGTACGGTGCAAACCAAGTCAAGAAGAAGCGTGCTGCTGAACTCGCCGTCGAAATGGCGGTGGCAGCATGAGTTATAACAAACTGATAGAGACCACTGAGTGGGATGGACGTGCGAGTAACTACATTTACTACACGTCCGAACGCAACACGCACCTTCACGGTTACCAAACCAAAGAGGGTGCGCCCTTCATCCCGTTTGTGACACGACTGTTTAGTACTAAGGGACGCACATTTGTTAAAACAAAAGTAGACAAACTGCCCGACTAGAACTCTCTCTGTCTATAAATAATTGTAGACTATAGGAGAGAGTCGAATGCGCACCTTATATACAGCGGCACTTAGTGCCTTGTTGTGTTCTTTGGTCTGGATTGGTGGCACAACAAAGTTACTTGATGAATATATAAAGGTGATAGATCAAAAAGATAGTCGAATCGCTCAACTAGAGAGAAAGACTGGACAAGATCGCAATACTATTATTAGGTATGATATCGGACTAAGGCAATTCTTGTTTGCATGTACTACGAAACAAGAAATACTCATAGAGAGGAAGCGATACGTCTGTTATCCAATTGAGAAGGCATAACATGATTACGAATTACCGTAGAGAAGTTTTCGAAATTTTCGAAGAATTCAAGAAGGCGGATGGTCGAGATAATCGACTCGATGTCCTTAAAAAATACTCCGACAACTGGGCGTTCCGTGATGTTCTTCGCGGTTCGTTTGACGAATCTTTGGTGTTTAATGTTCCCGAAGGACGCCCACCTTTTACCCCAAATGAACCACAATCGGTTCCTTCATCCCTCAATAAAATGCATAAAGACTTTGGATGGTTTGTCCAAGGTGGTTCGGGCGATCGGCTGCCTGATTTTAAAAGGGAGAACAAGTTCATTGGCCTGCTCGAATCCATACATCCAGAGGATGCAGAGTTGGTCTTGAAGATGGTTGCCAAGAAGGCACCATGTCGTTATATAACCAAGAAACTAGTACAGGAGGCATTTCCAGACTTGATCGTCGAGTGATAACACTCAAACAATTCGACACATTACACTAACATTAAGGAGAAACACCATGTCGAGACAAAAGTTGAACCAACGCAATCGAGGAAAGTATACGAGTAATCGAACGAGAGTGAATAATTATTCAAACTCCGTCCGTTCCGCTTTTCAACAATTTCGATAGGAGGTGACTATCTCTTCAGGTGCGACCGTGAGACTCCTGTCGTAGTGACGTGATCAAATCTTGGTAATGGAAATATAATGCCACAGTATGAGTTTAAAAACAAGGATACCGGAGAAGTCATTGACGTGATTCTCCGGATATCTGAATACGATCAGTGGAAGGCTGATCATCCGGAATACGAACGATATCATAGTGCGTCTTCCGCCCCTAAATTAGTATCGGGAACTAGAGATGCGCATTCGATTGCGGGTCGAGATTGGTCCGAAAAATTAAAAGAAATAAAAGAAACGTCCGGTAAGGACAATACAATTAACGTATAGGGAAGATCATGCTTTTTTCAAAGTGGTTTCAACATGCGAAGGTGAATAAGGTAGATAATGATCCAGATCCACAAGATATTTCGGTTGACAACGCATACAAAACGCGTTGGATCTGGTACCACACAATCCTAGCACTAGAACTGTTGATGACCAACGTTCTTCTCGCGGGTATTCTTACCGCGTTAGTGGTTAAACTATAGGAGAGACCATGCGTTCGCTGTGGGCGAAGTTTGTAGATAAGATAGTGCCCATCGGTAAATCAAACGCAGTTGTTTTTGAAATGAATAGACAGGCAGTATTTGAACAGTTAAAAACCGATGAAGGAGTTGTTTATGAGATTTACCTCGACCATCTCAACTATCCCACGTTCGGTGTTGGGCATCTCATCACGAAAAGTGACGGCGAGTACGGCGCTCCAGTCGGAACGAAAGTTTCCCCAGAAAGGGTTGCACAGGTCTTCGAATCAGATCTCGACATCGCCTTGCGAGAGTGTGGTGTGTTATACGGACACATGTGGTCTTGTTTTCCAGGCGAGGTCAAAGAGATCTTGGTCAACATGATGTTTAACCTTGGTAGACCAAGACTAAGTAAGTTTAAGAAAATGAACGGTCACCTAGAACGTGGTGACTATAAGAATGCGGCAGTTGAAGGTCGCGATTCGAGATGGTATCGTCAAGTAAGCAACCGTGCCGAACGACTTATGACAAGGTTAGAGAATGTCTAAAAATGTAATCTTTCAGTATATGATCACGTCTAAGGAAGTCGACAAACGTGGTGGTATCAAAGGGTGGGACGGTTCTCGTTCCTCTCTCTACGAAGAGGTCGCCAAGATCTCACGCGAGTCGTTCGAGAAGTATGCAGAACGAATCGATGCAACACACATTTACTCCAACAAACGCGTAGCGACCGAAGGTCACGGATGTTCGACATCCCTACTGCACGAGTGCGCACGTGTCTGGTTAGACCCTATTTTTGACCAATACGACAACCTGTTGTTTGCAGATACAGACATCGTGGTCAACACTGACGAAAATATCTTTGATCTCATGGAGTCCGGTGCGGATGTCTATGGTGTCTTAGAATCAGATTTCGTTACTGCCTCCGGCGGTGGTTACAATTCATGGGATGGGCCCGGCGACACTTACGACAACTTCTGTCGTAAGTTCTCCCTACACGACTGCCCAATCGTCCCAGTGATGCCGCCCAATCGTCCCTCTAAGATAACCATCATGAACACGGGTGTGGTCCTATGGACCAAAGAAGCGCGTCTACGTGCACGTGAACTGTTCCTACCTTGGGAAGAATGGTGTTACACGGGCGACTTCCACATGTCCATCATGAATGATCAACCCTACATCTCCGCGCAGTTGATGAAACACGATTTCGATATCGAAACCATCGACCAGACGTGGAACGACTCCCCCCACTATGCATCGGAAGAAGAGTTCTTCCAAAAAGCACGTTTCTGTCACTACACTGGTGGTGAATGGAAAGTAGACATGGTACGCCACTGGAACGATCGTAGATACAATACGCAACGGGAAGGCGACGAAACCAAATTCACTAGAGCATTATTCCCATAGGAGTTTTTTGTGAATAATACCAGCATATTTTTAAAATGAGTGTTGACAAACACTCCTCTCTCATGTATAGTATAGACTTGGAAGTGAGAGAACGGAGATTAGAAATGGAAACACTTTATCGAGTTGAGAACGCCGAACTAGGAATTGCGTCTGAGATACGCAAAACCTTAGAAGGTTCTAAACGAACATATGCCCTGTATATGGTCGATACCGACGCTGACGCGATTGTAATGACTCAGTTAGGTGATAACTATGATCGATTCGTCGACAAGGCAGATGAGTTTGCACATGTGAACGCATGGGCTAACTAGATGTACGAAGCGGTAAACCATAAACATGGTCGTCGTGCGGTAGTCGATGAGGCACCAACCGACAAATATGAATATCGTCTAGTGATGTATCAAGACGGTCTATCAGTAGCTGTGAAATTCGGTGAAAATCGCCACGATTTAGAGTGGTATGCCGACAAATTTATACGAGAGGGCAAGGTGGTATGACCAGAGAAATCCAAGTTAAAATCGACGACATCGTCACTCACTATATGTACACAACAGAATATGCGCCTGATTGGGCAAATATGCAGGTCGCACTGTATGATGAGGGATTGAGTCCCAGTGAGGTTTATGTTATTATGCAAAATGTTAGAGAGGAGGGAGTCGCCCCGTGAGGGATAAAGTAATACTTGTTGATTGTGATGGTGTTTTATTAGACTGGGGATATGCATTCCAACAGTGGATGAAACGCCACGGTTATGTGGTAAAGAGTCCAGACGTGTATGACGTAGGTATCATGTATGGTTTGGAACGAAATGAGAAGCAACGACTTTGTCGTATGTTCAACGAGAGTGCGACAGTTAGAAAGATCCCACCACTCCGTGACGCAATCAAGTATGTTCGTAAGTTGCACGAAGATCACGGTTATATATTTCACGCAATCACCTCTTTGAGTAACGACGAATACGCGCAGCATCTGCGCACCAAAAATCTCCAAGAACTTTTTGGTCCAACCGTCTTTGAGAAGTACATTTATCTCGACACGGGAGCCGACAAAGACGAAAAGTTGGAGTTCTACCGCGACACAGGATGTCTGTGGGTAGAGGACAAGGTAGAGAATGCCGTCGCTGGTGCGAAGGTAGGTCTAGAGTCTGTAGTGATGTCACACGGTTACAATCAGGACAGTGAGTTCCCATTGATGCGTAATTGGAAAGATATATATGACTACGTTTTAGGACATTAAGTTCCCGCTCAAGGTAGCATGTCGGGGGGTCTTTTGACCCCCCTTTTTTTTATAAATAATTAAGTTATTAACTACGGAATATACTCATGAGATTTGTTGGTTACAGTGAATATTATCATGATGCTGGATTCGCGATCATCAATGAAGATGGCACAGTCGAGTTCGCAACTCACGGAGAACGTTACTCCAAAAAGAAAAACGATCCACATCTTCCAGAAGTACTATGGGATATGGTCAGGGACGACGATCACGTATCATTCTACGAGGACCAAACCCTCAAGTTTGATATGCGTGGAGGAATCGACACCACAGGAGACACTACACATCTAAAGGGTCGTCCAGATACCGCAGAAGAAACCTTCAATCGCATGATCATCCCGAACGCGCAACACTTTGATGTAAACCACTTACACCACGAGTCACACTGTGCGGCAGCGTTCTACACGCGCCCGTGGGACTCCGCAGAGGATACCGTTTTGGTATCGATCGATGGTGTCGGTGAGTTGCAGACTGCGACCATCATGGACCACAAGTTCAATCTAATCAAAGAGTGGCACTATCCGAAGTCGGTCGGTCTGGTCTACACAGTCGCGACCAAGTTACTAGGTCTACGCCCACTCGAAGACGAATACGTCGTCATGGGACTGTCCGCATACCACGAAACCGATGAAAAGTCCAACGAACTGACGCAGTGGTTGATCAACTGGTATGATGACCTAGAGGACATCGCACCAGAGATCGCAGAGGGTATTGCAGTTGGTATCGAAACATCACCTCGCGAGATCGCACGTAAGAAGTGGAGAGAAGAATTCAAAATAAGAATCAGTGCGTTAGAAGACAAAGTTGTCGCACGTGCGGTTCAAGATTTCGCGGACTATGCAATTATGGGTATAATGCGCGAGGCGTCTAAATATGGTAAGAAGTTATGTTATTCTGGTGGGTGTGCACAGAACGTTGTAATCAACTCCAGATTGTTTGAACTGTTTGATGAGGTACATATTGCAGTATCTCCGACCGACGCGGGGTCTGGTTTGGGGACAGCAGCCCGATCGTGGGCAAAGGCAACAGGAAAAGACAAATTAATATGGAGTCCTTATGCGGGGCATAATATCGAAAGGGATGTTAATCCTAGCAGTATCGTCGATCATTTACTTGAACATCGCTATTGTGGAATTGCTAGTGGAAGGGCTGAGTTCGGTCCTCGTGCTCTTGGCAACCGCTCCCTTATTGCTGATGTAAGATACGACGTACAAGACACTGTAAACACAATTAAAAGACGACAGAAGTATCGTCCGTTCGCACCTGCTATCCTAGAGGAATATGCGGAGGAATACTTCGACGGACCAATGAATGAACATATGCAGTTCACCTCATGGGCAAAACATGACTATGCTCCAGTAACACACGTAGATGGAACTGCACGTGTTCAAATCGTGAAGAAGAATTGCGAATCGGTGTTCCGTAAGGTCATCGAGGAGTACTACGACAGGACAGGAGTACCAATGCTCCTGAACACCTCTCTCAACATTCGAGGCCGTCCTATGGTTAATGACGAACTGGACGCCGAGATGTGGGAACAGAAGTATGAGGTGAAGGTGTTCTAGGCACCGAATCCCGACTTCGCTCGGGGTGCCTTCGGGCACCCCATTTTAATAAAAATAAAGGTTGAATATGGGACATCTAAAGGATATAGGTCTTAATTACTTCGAACACTTATACAGAGCATGGACGATTGCGTTTGTGTCGTTTGTGCATGGACTGTTACCATTCGTCTGGGAAGATAAGGCGAAGGAACTGATCAACGGCGACCCAAAAGATTTTAAGGTTAAGTGATGGAAGAAGAATTTATCTGTCCAGATGATCTGGTCTGTATGGACGTAGATACATGGAATGGAATAGTAGACGAATACAACGTCGCTATGGACATGACAGATGTTTCTAGAACAAGTGATGTGCAGGCAATCGTAGATCTTTCGTGGGAGTTGTTATTTCTTCATCCGTGGGAGTTGATCTACATCGGTCTGCCAATGAGTGTTCTTGCGTTCTATGGATTGTCCATATATGCCGCCTACAAATGGATTAATAAAAGGTTCACCAAATGACAGAAGAAACAGTAGTAGTAGCACCTATCAAGAAAAAACTAGAACTGGAGGTCGAATTCGATACCACCCAGAAAGAAGTGGTACCGACTCGTTTTGAACCTCTACTACAGTTCGCGGATGTAATCGATGCGTATCGACTTTTCCCGCGAGCATTCATTGGTACCTATTTGTACCTACTCATTGAAACCACACAATGGTTCATGACGATACCTGAACCAAATGCATCACAAGCAGGTCTTATATCTGTGGTGGTCGGAGCAGGCGCTGCTTGGTTTGGTCTATATACTTCAACAGGATCGGCACGTAAAGTGAAGAGTATTAAGACGAACTGATGGCCTCAGAATTAGTGACTTGGAGAGGAACGCCCGGCGTAGGTGATTTCATGTGGGCGTTGAACTCGTGTCACAGGTATGCCGCAGATCAAAACGTTTCTAAAATAAATCTAGAGTTTCACTGGGAACACGGTGAGGACTACCTGCACCATTTCGAAGATCCGGAAACCATCATCGAGCGATGTGATTATATTCATAACTTCTACCACCAGAAAGAACGCGTAGAGATACATCATATCTTTAACGCGCAAGGTAGATACAAACACTGGAAGTTTGCGGACGACATTGTTACCGATCCCAGTGGAGAGAAACGTATCGCTGCGAAAAGTCATGGTATGGAAAAGGCAAGATTTTGGTTTGAGAGCGGTTACTACAATGACATGACCGGATCTACTGCCCCCGACAACGACTGGATTTTTCGTGAGGACGCGTTTAGAAACATTGTTGATAACCGTGTGGTTATATGGAGACCGACTTGGAACGCAGAGAAACCCCGAACGTGGAAGAGACAGTTCACCAACGAGGATTGGGAATGTCTGATCAGAGACCTAAAGACGATGGGGTTTAACGTTTATGAGTTGGGATATCGAACACCCGTCCGTGAGGCGATGGACCTAATATCTACCTCGCGTATGGTGATCTGTTACGACGGTATCTGGCACTACATCGCAAAGAACTTTGCACGACCGATGGCGGTAATCTCTGGTGAGGGTGTGACTAAATACCATACACCGAATGCGTTACGGATAAACCCAACGGTGTCGTATGAGAAAAAGAATCCTTGGTGGTGGTTATCTAATATAGGCCCCCTACTTGGACACACTAAAGATAAAGCAGTAGATTACGAAAATAGAATGAGACAATATTATGGAAATGACTAGAGAAACCTTTACGATAGACCGTGCGGTCATCGAGGTCGCGGGCGGATGTAACTACTCGTGTTCGATGTGCCCACAAGATCTTCGTGAGGGAGGTCGTCATAGAGGATTCCGTCGCATCATGAAACTCGATGAGTTTGAGGGATACGTCGCAGACTGTGCGAAGCACGGAGTCCGTGTCGTGAACCTTGACGGATCTGGTGAAGCGACGATGGCAAAAAATCTACCTGAATATATAAAGGTAGTAAAGAAGTATGGAGCGAAGTGTTTCATCTTCTCAAACGGATTCAAAATGGAAGGTCAGTACATGCGCGACTGTGTCGATGCGGGACTGGACTTCTACCGATTTTCATTCATTGGGTCAGACGAACAAGACTATACCCAATGGATGTACAACGCTGTGGGTGGGCACTACGCGCATATTAAGCGCAACATTCAGGAAATGGTTTCCTATGTAAATGAGACAGGCGCAGATTGCGTAGTGTCCACCTATCACCTAATCACGGACAACGAAAAAATAGATGAGGAACTCACTAAATACAAAGCGTTGGTCGAGGAGTTGGGCGTCAAGACAGAGATCTGGAAGATGCACAACTGGTCAGGGGCATATGAGATTGGTGATAACGCAAGAACAGGTAAGGTGAAGAGTTGTGGACGACCATTTAGTCCAGATGTTGTTATACGTGCTGGAGGTCTTGACGGTAAACATGGTGCTGTACACCCTTGTTGTCAGGTACTGGGACGTGATGACGAAGCGGTCCTTGGACACTGTCAGGACGACACTATTGAAGACATCTTCTTCGGTGAGGCATACGAAGAGTTACGACAACAACACAGAACGGGCGAATACCCAGATTTCTGTAAATCATGTGATTTTTTAGTCGATGATCCAGAGGTTCTAGTATACACCAACCATGAACGTGACCTCATGAAAATGCATGGAACAAATTTCACACTCAACGACTATAGGGACAACACTTGAGGATACTGCTCTTTGCATTGACAGAGACGTATGAAAGTCTCGTTCCCGCGTTAGAGGAGAAAGGTCACACCGTAAAGTTGATTAATCAACACGCCGGAGGTATCAACATATACTATGGTGGTCCAAAGGCGCTATCGTGGGCAGAGGAAGAGATAGAAAGATTTAAACCCGACATTGTGGTAAGTAACATGGCGGGCCTAACACTGTCTCCGTCTGACGACTACACTTATTTTGGAAACACGTTGGAAAGTTCGCGTCTCGAACTTTATAAGTGGGAAACGCGACAGAAGGCTTGGGAGTATGGATTCGAACTCCCAGAAGTGATTCTAGAGTGCAATCTGAACGAGATGCAACGGTTTCCTTACACAACCTATCTGAAATCGAAGTATCACGACACGTGGTGTCAGGCGTGGAAGGTTTTGCCGGACGCAGACCTTGAATATCAGAATATGATTTTCAGCGAAGAAGGTGCGTCTCCCGCATACGTAGAGAAAGAGGTAGATTTTGAGGTTGAAGGATATTGTCAATATCGAATCTGCAACGGTACATATACGATCACGTCGATCAAAGGGATTCACGGTGATGTGTCGGGTTACAAGATTCTGGGCGCTGAGACTGACTGGAGAAATCTGACCTGCATGAGAGATCTAACACCGGAACAAGAAGAAGTCTACAGAGAGAAATGCGAAGACTGGTTGGAATACGTGGCAAGTCTTGGTGGCAATTATGAAGGAAACGTGTCGGGGTGTATCACATCCGACTTAAAAGTTTATTGGTTCGAACACAACGGACGACATAGTATGTATTCGGACTTCATGGGTGATGCCGACTCGTGGTTAGAGTCTTTCACTAAAAATACTGACGAAAATTTTTGGGTATTCGCAAGTCACATAAAAGGAGAACAACAATGTGGGGAATGACTAAAGTAGCGGCATACGTCGCAATAGCACAGGCGTGGTTTAAAGAACGCCTAGGGGAACGTACTACATGGGACGGGACAGTAATCGTCGCAGTCTGTGGTAGTTACATCTTGTTTGAATCGCTCATCGGTATGGTCGCATACGCAGGTGTCCTATACGGACTCTGGACTATCTGGAAAGAAGAGCAGAAATAATACTCATAAACTGGACTTCGCGTCCGGTTTTTTTATAAATAATATGACTTGGAAGTGATCTCTGGCCAGATATATGCACACCAAGTCCATTAGAATTCTAACGAGGAAAAACAAAAATGAGTAATCCAGCATCTCAATTAAGTATGCGTTCAATGCACGACCACTGGATGGTCGGAGCTCCTTCTTCAGGGAACACTTACTTTCAAAACTTATACGGTATGTATGTCCGTAACTGTCACGGTGTTGAAACTGGTTCAAACCTAGAAATCGCAAAACATGCGTATCACGTT